AAGAACCAGCAACTTGTAATGCAAAACTTGTTGCACTGCCATTAAATCCACTGCTTATGTCATCAATTAATCTATAATCGTCAGCAGCACGAATAGTATTTCCAATATATGGCATAGCAGTTTAATCTAGAATCGTCTATGTGTCTCTGTTTATTTTAAGCTCAGTAAATATGAGTATTTTTAAGAATTTGGTCCTGAAGTAGATGGCTGCGTAGGCCATTTTACATCTGTAATTACTGTGTAAGTCTGAGGAATATCTCTTAAGTTTTGCCTATAAGCAGACCATTGAGACTGATCAACACTGCATCCTGGTGTGACAGTCCAATCCGTAGATCTTAAAAGATAATCTCTTTTTGTTCTAATATTTTTCCAAGTAGAATCATCAAGTTCTAAAATAGTTTCTCCGTAAATAATTATTTCGATTGCCTCAACTTTAGCTTTAAGACTTTCAAAATTTGCAGATAAAGTTACAAGATCATTATTTGCTGTTAATGCCATTTTAGGTCTGTTCTAGGTAACTTACGGTAACGTCAATTGCAGTGGCTGTATCAGTTCTTACTCTTAAAACATCACTAGATTCCATAATTACTTTTGATCCGCTTATCAACTCAAGAGAAGATCCTGCAGGCACAGGTGCATTTCTTAAAAGAAAAACATCATCTCCCGTATTTGTCACTAAAAAAACATCTACGTCTGCACTAGCTCCCGTCTTATTTGAAACAAGAATACTTAAAAGAATTAATGTAGCAGAAGCACCAGCGGATAAGACATTTGCAGATGAGCTCGTATGTGCATCAGTTGTGCAACTAGATTTTGTATCGACTTTGAAGGTGTTTGCCATATTATCCTAAAGCAATAATTAATGCTAAGTTTTCTCCTGAATCAAACCCACCTGTTACTGAGAAATTTCCATTTACTTGGACATTACCTGTAAAAGTGGCAGCTCCATTAGCATCTATTGTAAGACGGCTAGACCCACCAGTTACTAAAGCTATTTCGTCTGCAGCTGGTGATATTAAACCTGTATTTGGATCTCCTGCAAATTTTAAAGCACAACTAGTAGTTGTACCTCTTTCAAATACAGAATTTGTACCGTCCTGCCTTAATAATGGGAATCCACCATTTGTTAATGCATCATGTATAACAGCAGTTTTTAACGAGGTATCTACTGTAACTTCTCCATCAGCACCCTTAAAACTAGAGTGCTCAGCTGTTGTTCCTCTTCTAAATTGAACTTGGGTTGCCATAATACTATCCTAATGCCACTGCTATTGCAGTAGCAAATTGTTCAGTGCTGATTGTCCCATTACTGTCTGGAACAGTCATGGTTCTAGTTGTGCTGCCTGAAATTCCAGAACACTCAAAAGCTAATTGCTTTGTGTTATCTGAGTTATCTCTTACTCTAAACCCATTATCATTTGTTACTACAGCATCAGAAGTTAAAGAAGATAATCCAGTTATAGTAGTAGCACTTGATCCTAAAGATATAGCTGTAGATCCGACAGTCACTGTGCTATTTGCTAACTGAGCATTAGGAATTGAACTTGTAGTAAATTGACCTGTCCCACTGTTATAACTTAATCCTGAACCAGCAGCTACACTTAAAGATCCTAATAACACTACAGTGCCACCTGCGTCTGGAAAAGTTATTGTTCTATCTGCAGTAGGATTTGTTACTGTAAGTGTTGTCTCATTACCATCAGCTCCACTACCTTCAAAAACTATATTTCCACTTGCAAGAGTTATTGAATTAGCTGCATCAGTAGAACCAGATATTAATGTAGTTCCAATCAAAGTTGTAGATGTTAAAGATGAAACACCAGCTATTGTGGTTGCTGTTCCACCAAGAGATATAGAAGTACTTCCGACTGTTACAGCAGAGTTAGCTAAATTACTGTTAGCAATTGAAGATGCTGTAGATAATATTGTTCCAGTTTCATTTGGTAAAGTTAAAGTTTTATCTCCCCCTGTTGCATCGGCTGCTGTGAGTGTTGTCTCATTTGCATCTGCTGTAGATCCTTCAAAAGTAATATTTCCACTGGCTAACTTTATAGAGTTCGCTCCCTCATCGGTTCCAGATATTAAAGTTCCTGAAGCTAAAGATGTTAATCCTGTAAAAGTATCTTGAGTAGCTCCTAATGAAACACTTGTACTACCAATAGTTAATGATGAATTAGCTAACTGTCCATTAGGTATTGAAGAGGTTCCAAATTCCCCTGTGCTTGAGTTATAAGATAAACCTGATCCAGAAGCCACACTTAAATGAGCTCTTGCCTCTGCAGCGGAGGGTCCTGTATATGTAATTACTCCTGTGGAATTATTATATGCAAGACTTCCATCCCCACCACTGTCGGTTACTGATATAGCTGCTCTAGATCTTGCGTTGGTGTAATAAAGATTTGTATTCTCTGACAAATCAGCAGTTGTATTTCCAGCAAAATCTAATTTATCAGAAGAAGAATTTAACTCCTGAAATAAACCTGAAACTAAAACAAGTGATTTTCTTGTTGCCATTTTACATTTGCATACGATTCAAAAAAATAAATTGTTAAATCGTTAATTATTTCTATTTTACGTCTAGTAAACTGTCAGCTTAAAAGAATTGGTGGTTCTATTTTTATAATAAATTGACCTGTAGATCCGGCCTCTCCTACTCTTGTTAAATAATTTCCTGAACCAGTAGGAGCCGTTTCAGTTATAGCTCCTGCAGAACTAGCAGATAAAAAATACAAATCTCCAGTATTTAAACCAGCTGTAGTAACTATTCCTCTTGTGATTACTCTTATTTCAGAACCTGAAGATTGAGTAGTTTCGGCTATTCCAGCAACCTTTGCTTTATCAAAAGTATCATTAGCAATTGCTTTTCCTATAAATCCATCTGAAGCTCTTGAATACACAGCATCGCCTTGAGTAATATTTTCAAAAGTTGTAGTCACATACCCAGTAACTTTAAAAGCAAGCGGAGAAGGAAATGTTGATTTAAAATCTAAAAGGACTTCAACAAAACCTTGAGCATTAGGTTGATAAGGAACATTATTTTCTACGCTAGACATTAACTTAATTTAATAGGAGGTTCAATTTGTATTGCAAAACTAGTTGAAGTAGCAGCCTCTCCTAGTCTGACTACAGCCTGTCCAGCACTAGATGGTGGAGTCAAAGTTATGGCACCGGCTGTGCTTGGTGAGAGAAAATATAAATCGCCAGCATCTAAACTTGTCATACTTTTAATACCTACAACAACAACTTTTACACTTGCATTAGCACTTGCTGTAGCATTTGCAAAGCCAACAACAGTTGCAGCTTCAGATGTTCCATCGGCTGCAGTAGCTTTTCCTACTTGACCATCAGATGTTCTCATATATAAGGCATCTCCTTCAGTAACATTTTCAAAAGCTGTGGCATCAAAACTAACTTGTAAAGGTGAAAAACTTGGAAATCCTTCTTTCAAATCTATGACTGCATCACATAATCCTCTATAATTAGGTTCATATGGTTCACGAGTCATAGTAAAACTATTTGCTATCATCAAATCTCGTAAGACTGCAATAGCTCCTTGTATATTAGGTTCGTAAGCAGTTGACATAATTTACCTCTATTAATATCTATTTTAAACTGTGCCTACTATTATAATAAAAGTATGGAACCTCAAGTAATTGCTGCAATCATATCAGGAAGTATTGGTGCATTTGCTGGTATCAGCAGAGCTCTAGGTAATTTTAATAAAAAAATAGATAGAAAATTTGATAGGATTCAAAGAGAAGTAGATGATTTAAAAAATAGTGTCATTCATGATTATGTTTTAAAAGAAGATTTTCTAAGAGAGATGCAAGGTGTACATACCAAATTAGATAGAATTTTAGATCATCTTCTAAATCATACTAACTAGACATTAACCCAACTAGAACTAGAAGATAAATATATTTTTAAAACACCACTGCCACCACCACTTGTGTCCCAATGTAATTGACCATTAACAGGATTAGCTGGTTGTCCTGCAGAAACAGATGCGACTGCTTTTACAGATAAAAATGACGATCCATCATGTATTTTAAATATTTGAGTGCTTGCTGTATCAAGCCAAGTTTCTCCTTTACTAGAAGAGGTAAATCCAGCAGCAGAAGTATTTGGTGCTGTACTACCAATGTGAACTGGACCAACTTTAATTAAACCTGTACTTGGAGAAGCTGTATCATCAGCAAAAAATAATCCTGGGCTTACATTATTGTTATTTAATGCAAGTTCTCCAGCTCCTAATCTTGTGGGGAATGGTCTGTCATTAACTACACTTGATCTTCTTGTTTGAATTTGTACTGCCATAATTAACTTTCGACGTTTATATATAGTCCTGCATCTACTACTGTATCCTGAGCAGTATCTGGACCATAGGTGCTTGCATCGAGATTACTAGTATTAATAGTAGAATCTATTAGCTCTCCATTAATATAATTTCCTGCATTAACTAAACCTGATTCGAAAGCATCCGTAAATTCAATTAAAGGCTTATTTACAATTCCGAATTTTATATCATCTAAAACAGTCGGTGCTTTATTAAACAATTTATTTACCATTGCTATTAATCTGTTTGTAGTATTTAATGGTCTGCCATCTCTATCTAAATTACCTGCTGCATCTCTCTTTAAACTATCTGTTAAGTTCATAGCTACAACAGAAGGATCAAAATTTGCTACGTTTTGTCTATTATTAAAATTTCCTATTATTTCTTTATTTCCCTCCCATTTTGTAGACCTATTATATAGAGCAAATATTTCAACAGCTTCTTGCATTTTTCTTTTTTCTTTTGCCCATCTTTTTTCCCAATTCTCTAAGCCTTTACCTATAGGTTTATCATTAGGTTCTAATAACCATGCTCCAATATATTCATGTTTTTTTAAATTTTCAACTGTAACATAACCACTGGTAGTTTCAGCAAAAGGATATATGACTACAAAACTATTTGGATTTGGTACATCAGTAATTGTATACTCTCCTGAAATAGCATTCCCACTTGTAAAATTTAATTGAATTTTATCATTTTTATTTAAATTATGATTTTCAAAATTGACAGTAATATTTATTCCGGATTGTTCATATTTTGCTGCTAACTTTAGTGGTTCATTACCTTCATCATGTAGAAGTGACCACATAGCTGCGTAAATATGTTTACACCAACGTAATTGATAATAAAGTAAATTTTGGAAAGAAAATTCTTCTTCATCTTCGTATTCAGGTAATTGATAGAAATTATTTATAGTTACATATCCTAAGTCTCTAAAGGTTCCTGGAATATCTCTTTCATTTGATGTACTTCCATCTGGTTGTAATACATTACCAGGTTTTGTATCTCTTAAAGCAGTGACCGGAAACTTCTCATGATTTTTTCTACTAAATAAATCATAACTATCTCTTCTAGAAAAATCTTGACAAGAACAATTCCATCTTAATTCTGTGGTTAAAAATCTACCTACAGCAAATCCTCTATGAGCTGGAACTGTTGTTTTAGCAACTGTATCTACTGTTTTTGCTCCATAACTATCTGCTTTCTGAAATATAATTTCATTAGTATTTGCATCAGATCCAGTTACGGTATATCCAACATAATCGTCATATCTAAATCCTCTCAGTAATCTACTTAAAGTTAAATTACCTGAAGTTGTTCCGCTAGTTAATGTAGTGACTTTAAATTCAGTTGTTGAGGTGACTTCTATTGTATATCTTCCGGAGGGAACATTACCTGTACTTACATCCAAAAATACTTTATTTCCTGTAGACAATCCATGAATTGAACTACAAGTAATAGTAACTTCTGATCCTGATCTAGAATATGTAGAGGTAATTCCCGGATCTTTTTCAATAATTCTGTCGGCCATTCTTTCACCGGCTAAGAAAGCAACCTCTGTTGGTAAACTTCTTAACTTAACTCTTACAAATCTCCATCGAGTATCATTAAATTCTGTTGAATTATGATAAACAACATTACCTGAAGTTGTTAAAGAATTAGAAGCTGTAACAGTAAATGTATTCTGTGTTTTACTTACAATTGTTAGTGTCTCATCAATACCAGTACCAGTAGATATATCTAAGAAAACAGAATCTCCTGGAAATAAACCATGATCGGATTTTGTTACTACTAAAGATGTCCCACTTTGTGAATAAGTTGCATTTACAGATGGGGCTAGATATCTAACTTCTAGTATTGGTAATCCAAATTCATAAAAACTAAAACCATCTGTGTCTCTCATGCCACATATATGCTCACCTAATTCTTGATTTGTAGAGGGAAAAGTAAATATTCTTGCTGGAATAAAAACTCCTGGAAATTGTTGGAATGTAAAAAATAATCTATAGTCTCCTCTCCTATCTCTCTCTTTAGAAGTTGATCCTAATATCTGTTGTGTAAATGTATATAATTCATATCCTCTTCTCCATCGTGTCCATAAAGAGTCTTGATTATAAAACTTAACTTCACTTTCTAATACGTAACCATCAGATCCTCTTGGATATACACTTGGTTCTTTAGGTTTATTATCAAATTTTTTAAAATTTTTTTTAAAATCAAAATTTGAAGACTGATCAAAACCTTTGATTTCAAATGCCATTCTATCTAATAGAAACCACCTTGGACATTACAGAAAAACCCACTCGTTAAAGCAGTTGCTCCACTCGCAGCTACATATAAAGCTTGACCTCTTTTTAACATTAGACCTCTTTGTTTTGGAGCTACATCATTATTAGCACTTTGAAAATTAGTTCCTGCTTGAACGGTTGGGTGATTTATAAAAGGTAATATCTTTTCTAAAGATAAACTGTAAGACTGCTGACTACAATCAATACTTGCAACAAATAAAGGAAAAAATTGATTTATGTTAGTTACCGTTCCTGTATTAACAAGATAAAAGCAAAAATCAACAGGTAAAGATATATCGACATTTCCTGTAATCGTGCTACCTACAGACGGAATTGTTACATCGAAAGTTGTAGTAGTGTAATTAACCGTATCTAAAACTGTAAATTCATCATCCTTTGGAACTGCACCTGAGCTATAAGTTAAGAAATCTAAAAATACTTTCTGCCCAATTTCTAAATTATGTCCTGTAGATAAAGTAACGGTACAAGTAGTGCCGTTTGCAGAATAAGTTCCTGTTGATGGAGTAACAGCATCAACTGTTTGTAAAACTCTTTTTGTATATCTAAAAAATATTTCATCTATATAGGCTCCACTAATAGCAGTATCAGTTAAACCTGAATCAACATCAAATACTTTAGTAGCATTACCAACAGCTGTAGGTAAAAGACTAGTTAAAAAAGATTGCCCTGATGATACCGTACATAATGTAGAGGTGGTTGCTGGGCGATCCACCATTAATGGTTGTTTGTTTGAACTACTGCTTGACACTTTAACTTTCTAGAAGACTTAGTTTAATTATATAGGAAGGTTTTTTTCCTTATTATCTATCATAATTCACCTCTTTTAACTTTACTTACTAACTCTCTGTTAAAAAGCATTTGATCAAACATATTTCTGTCTTTTATTTGCTCATCTGTAAGCATAGGTGCAGGCATTGACTCATCAACAAAATACTTTCCTGTATTAGGATTTACTCTAGTTTGAGCATCCCAAGTATAATTACGTTGATCTCCTAGTTGTAAAGCCATGCCTACAGACCTAGATATTAATGATTGTTTAAAACTATTATTTATATTATCCGCATAATACTCACCACCTTCCATACCTCTAAATGATTCTTGAAATTTTTTTTGCTCAGGTGTAAGATCCCATTTTGGGTCATAATTAATTTCATCCATAAGATGACGACTGGCTTCTAATCTTGCTAAATTCCGTCTTGCTGCTGGACTTTTCATCTGCTGTGCAT